GTTTCGACAGTGTAACTGGAAGCACCATTGGCGAGGGCGACCCCAGAGAAGTAGGCAAACTCGTCAACTATAACACCGTTAAGGTTAATAGTTATAGGTTCTACCCCGATGTAACGTGCTGCATTTACGGAAGAGTTAGTACAGGTAAGAACACCATCTACGTATAGATAAGTAGTCCCTGCTTTACGTTCAACAGAGATTGCTTGGAAACCGCCTATGATAACGTATACTCCAGAGTCTACCGAATCGGATGATGCACCTAATGCGTACTTCCAACCACGAATAGCTAGGTATTCGTTAGAAGAACCGTTGGATATAAGTCCGCGAGTTGAGATGCCTGTATGGTTATAGGCTATACGACAACGGATAGTATAGTCACCTAGGAGAGGTTCTGTTCCAGATAACATACTTTGGACAAGTTCTAGGGCGTAGTCTGTATTGGCAGAAGTTCCAGCGGTTGAGAATACTCCGGTGGTTAGGGCTGGAGTTCCTGAACCTGAGATAGTTGGGGTGGAGAAACCTGACGGGGAAGCTGAGTTGAGGAATGGGAGGGAAGAGAAATGGAGGAGGAGTTTTGGAGGATTCAATAAAGGGTTTGGGGGGAATGGAGTTGGAAACTCAGGAGGTATTACACCATAGATAGACGTACCACCACCAAGTTCCAGCGTAAAACTAACATCATAGACCCTAGTTTTACTTGTAGGCATTAGTTTAATATAAGATTCCTTCTTCCAAGTATTAGGTTTTAGGTAATATCCTGTTGTTGAGTCTATTGGAGCTTTGAAACTTAGTAAATCACCCAATAACTGAACACTGAATAGTGATTCTACATTAGCCATCTCAGCTTCTGTAAGTCCAATATACTTTAAATCATAAGTTATTTGATGATTATCTAATCCAATCCCAATCTTACGAACATATTGGTTATTAGCTTTGCAGTTTGCCGTTTTGAAACTTACATTCTTAGTATAGTTTGCTGAAAGCTTATTAACATAAGGAAGTGCTGTAATAGTCATTGGATTCTCACAAAAGTTGCTTGAATAGTAGGTTTATTTCCCTCTACTGCTATAGAATATCCGTCTACAAGAAGGTAAACTCCAAGGTTATAACTAAATCTATGTGAAGCCTTGGAACTCATAAAGGCATTTTCAATAGTATGTACGTCAGTATAACTAAGATTCCCCCAAACAAAGTTAAAAGTTTCGCCTATACTATGTGGGTTTATGCTAATAACGTCCTTAGCAATCTCACCAAAACTTCTTACGTCTACCAAAACAGTAGACGAGAAGTTCTTAAGTATCTTACAAGGTAATGGCATGGCAATCATGGCTTATGCTCTCCGTTGTTTTTGTTTATTGTACATATTAATTTGTTTTTTGGCTTCTTCAGCAGCTATAGCTTTGTAGATTTCAATCCCTGCATCTTTACCAAAGGCTTTAGGATTGGTTGTACCTTCTGGAACAGCTACATTAATGTTGTAAACATTAGAGTTTTTACCAGACGGATGGTTTGAACTAGAAGTAGCAGCACTCCCAACAAGTCCGCCAGTTGCATAACCTTGGGCATTAATTTTATTAAGATTATCAAGCCCTAAGTGTGCTACTTGTTCTGGTGAAATAACAACCTCACCATGACTTAGGTTGATTAATCTGTTTCTCTTTGCCTTAGCAGAAGCTTTAGCATTGAGAACAAAACTGCCTACTGGAACTACGGATGGAATACTATCAGAAGTTCCAGTACCAGTACCACGAACATCGCCGCCACCAGCAAAGCCAGCAATACCAATAGATGAAGTAGCTCCAGTAGTACCGCCACTACCTATACTTCCGCCTGCCGCTGCACCACCAAGTCCACCAGATATAAGACTCATGATACCTTTAACAGCTAGCATCTTAAGTTCATTCATAATGATTTCTTGAATCATCTTAGCAAAGTCAATTGCTATACCTTTGAAGGCTTGTTTTACCGTTTCAGCACCATTTGCCCAAGCTACAAAGTGGTCACTAATAGAGTTCATAGTATCAGCGGTTGCTTGATTAAGTACGGCATCTTTAGCCATAGCTAAGTCATTCATAGCGGTAGTTGTTTGCTCAATTTGAGTTTGCAACTTGTACCATTCATTAGTTCCAGTAAGACCTTTCTGGGCTTCTTTATATGCTGCAATTTGAGATTCCAGATTAGTTTGCTTAGCCCCATAATTATTTCTAGCTGTTTCCTGAGCAGCATAAGCTCCAACAAAGTTACCACTAACACCCATCTTAGATGCTTGATTAAAAGGCATATTGGCACTAGCCGCATCTGAATAGCCTTGAAAAGTAGAAGTTTTCTCTTCTGACTTAGCTATCTTAGCTTTCATTAACTCAATCTGGTTAAGTTGTGCAAGATTCTTCTCGGTTAAAGCTATAAGTTGCGTCTTACTAGCAATTTCTTCCTTAGAAAGACCGTTGTTTTCCGAACTTATACGAATTTTCTCGGCTTCAAGTAGTTTAAGAGTCTCTTCTTGTCCTATTTGTTGGCTAAGTTTAAAAGATTGTTCATTAAATATGCCTAAGTTATCTTCCAAGGCTTTCTGAATATCAAATTGTTTCTTTTCCAAAGCATCTTGTAGTGGGATTATCTTATTCAAAGCAACGGCTGACTTATCTTTTAAAGTTTCTGCTTCAATACTAGCCCGTTCTTTCTGTAAGTTAAGTATTTCAGATTCCAGTCCTGAAACTTTTGCTTGGTCTGCTGTCCGTAAGATTTCTTCCTTAGCATTCTTAATAAGTTCATCTATCTTAGAAGTTAGTTCAGGGGCAGTAGACGCATTAATAGCCGCAGTCTTTTCCAAATGTTGTTTATTAGATACAGGAAAAGCTGTGGTATCTAATTTAGCCAATTCAGTTTCTTTTTTAGTCTTACTAAGTTGTAAAGAGGCTAGTAGATTAGTCTTAGTTTGCTGTAATTGTTCCAGTAAATTAGCTTGTTCTGCCTCAAACTTAGTTTGTTTCTCATCAATAGATAATTCGGCTACTTTAGATAGTTTATCCAGTTTCTTTTGTTCTACTGCTAAACCAGCTTGTGCGACAGGTTCTGCTCCAGATTTTAAATAAGCAGAAGAAGGTAGATAGGTTGAAGCAATCTCTCGTCTAATCGCTTGGTCTTTGGAAACTTTAGCTGGTCTTTCATAGGAAGCGGTAACTGTGTTAGTAGCTTCTGCTACTGTTTTAGTAGCTTTAAGCAAGTTGCCTGCCCTAGCTTCTGTATTTTTAAGTTCCCAATCTACAAAAGCTAGTTGGTCTTCAAAGGAAGAATTTTTTATAGATTTACCAAAAGTCTTAGCAAAGTTAGCTTGCCTATCCCCATGCCACTGAGCTAGACCGAAAGCAGAACCACCATCACCTTTAGCCGCTATATTAAGTCCGCTCTCGCCCTGTAGGTTAGCAGTTATGCCAGCAGCTTGTGCAGGTTTCCAACCTTTAGAGATAAAAAAGTCTATTGCTTTCTTAGCCGCATCGGTTGCTGTTATATCGGTAACTCCAGAAGATACTGCACCAGTTCCAATATCTTCCACTTGCTGAACTTTATCTGGATTAGTATTCTTAGCAATCTCACTTAATAGATTATTAGAAGTATCTGTACCTTCTGCAACTCTTTGTTGTAATGCGGTATGCTCTGCGGTTATCTTAGCATATTCATCTCTAGCTTTATCCAAAGCTTTAACTTGCGCGGCTAAAGCAGTATTAGTTACATCTAGTTTACCAAGTAAAGGTCTAGTGGGATTATCTGCATTAAACTTGGCAATTGCCTCACTTATTAACTTGTCTGATACCGTTCCAGCGGACAAGGCTTCCGCCGCCTGCCCTTGGGTTGTATATGGTGTACCCTGTAAAGTGGTTAACGTCTTTGATATGTTTGTTTGATAATCCCTAGACTTAGCTAAGGCTTCTTCACCTGCTGCAACTTTAGTAGCTTCTTTAGAATTAGAAAGTTTAGTTTCACCAATTAATTCTATCTTTGCTAGTTGCTTATCAAGTAAAGAGATTTCACCTTCCAGAGCTTTTCTATTAGCAGCTTGTATCTCCCTTTGAATAGCCTGAGTCTTTTTCATAGCATCCAATTTAGTAATAGCTCCACTAGCTTCTTGAGCTTTTACTTTAGTTATCTCAAACTGAAGTTCTTTAATCTTAAGGCTTGTTTCTCCGTTTAGTTTTTGTGCCGCCATATCAAACTCAGTGCTAATACGTTGCAAAGCGTTAGATACAATCTTGGTCATGCCCGCCATAGTTTCATCTACTGTATTTGTAGTTCCAGCTAATAAGGCTTCTTTAACTTTTTCATTAATATATTCGGTTTGTCTAGTAGCCTCTTCGGCATTAGATTTAGCTATAGCATCTTGTTCTGCTCTCTTTCTCCCTTGGTTAACTAAAGATTTACCAGCACCGTAGATAGGAGCAATAATAGGACTACTGTAACCAATCATATCCATATAAGATACATTAGGGGCTTTACCATTTGGTAAGGGAGTCATTTGAGAGTTCTTAGCATACCATTCTGAGAATTTATCCCAATAAGTAGTTGACTTTTCTAATAAAATATCCCAACTAGCTAGTGCAACATCTCCTACAGTAATACTTTTCTGTATCTCGACAGCCATTCCACTAGCTTGGTCTAGTGAAGACATAACAGAAACAGTACCAACTTCTAAGTCTTTAAGAACCATTACGGCTGTACCTAGCACTGCTACCAATTTTATCCAAGGTGGGATAGCTGCAAGAGTTCCTACTGTAAAAGCTTTTATAGTAGTTAGAATACCTAACTCCCCTGTAGCAATGGTAACTCCTCTAGCAAGACTTTGTGCCGCCGCGAAGGCTATAACAGCTTTACTAGCTTGCATATAAGCCACAGTAGCAGCTCCAAGATGCACTATTAAAGCTCCTGCTAAGGCAGTTCCTAATCCTACTACGGCATTAGTTAGACCATCCATGTGTTTACTTAAGAAATCTAGTGCATTTGTAGCTATACTAAGACCACCTTTTAACGCTCCTTTAGATTGCTCATAGACTTTAGTTGCAAAGTTAGTCCAAGCAGTTGACAATCTTTGAATATGTGCATTAACACCTTGGCTAGCATATTTTAAACTAGCATCATCGGCAAACATAGCCGCATAAGTACGAGAGAAGTTAAGCAAGGTTTCCTTAGGAACTACTAGACCTTTCTTCATATCATCCATAAGTTGTCTAGTAGTCTTTCCCATAGAAAGAGCAAAGATATTAACCGCCGCAGGTAATTGGTTACCTAATTGGCGTTTAAGTTCTTCCATCATAACTTGGTTCTTAGCATACATCTGATTAAGAGCAGTAAACGCACTCTTCATCTTATCGGCTGGAAGGTGTAATACCATACCAGCTTTGGATATGTTTGCAAAGATTTCTTGAATGTTTCCTACAGACTCCCCAGAGAACTTAGCACTAGCCGCAAACTCTACAAAACTTGTCCGTAAGGCAGTAATGCTTATGCCAGCATCTTGTGCTAGTTTATCTAAAAAAGCAAGTTGTTCGTTTACTTTAGTAGTAACACTGAATGTTGCTTTAAGAGTTGCATAGGTAGTTTCGTACTGTAAGCCTGCATCAGGAATACTTTTAATGGCGTTGGTAAAAGTGTTAACCGCCGCGTTGATAAGTTTGTAGCCTACAACTAGGTCAAAGATTCTTTCTAGGAAAGGTTTATGGGCATTACCTAGGTTTAATACACCTGATTTAGCCTGTTCAAGTAATCTTATTGACTCTTTAACTCGTTCATTATAAGCTGTTTGCGTCTCATACATTCCTTTGATAAGACCTGTTTGTTTATCAGCAGAAGCTCGAAGGTCAGGTGTATAAGTGTTGGAAGCTTTGGAAGAAGCCGCCCCACTACCTAAGGTTGCTCCATTGTAAGTCCCACCTTGGGCTATACGAAGAAACTCTGCTCTTTGACTGGCTAATTGTTTTTCCCTAGCATTAATGGCTTCTATTCTAGCTCTATCAGCCGCTTCCAATCTTCTAATAGACGCAAGACTTTGGTCTTCAAGTCTACGAATAGAAGTAAGTCTGGCTTGTTCTACCCAATTAATTCTTTGTTGTTCTATTTGTTGTTGGCGAGAAGAAGTTTCCGTAGCTAATCTAGCTTGAGCATCTGCAACAGTTCTAGCAGAAGCAATAGATTGTTGAGTAATTTGTGAAAGTTTAGCTACATCTAATCTAGCTAAAGTATTTTGAATATTAGCATCACGTTCTTTTTTAATTGCCGCAGTTATAGCTTCACTAGCCCGTAGACGAGCAGCTTGTGCAGATAACATTGCTTGAATTTTAGCAGTTTGTTTATCATAAAGATTAGCTTGTTTAACTTCTTCCTGTGCAGCCTGCCTTTTTAACGCTAATAACTTATTAATTTCATTAGCAGCATCTTTATAAGCTTTAGCTTCGGCATCAGCAGCTTGTTTAGCAAATACTTCTATTTGTTTATAGAAGTCTGCAACTTTTGCTTTAGTTTTAGCTAACTCTGCTTGGTCTAATTCTAATAAGAACTTTTGAACATACGCATCTCCAGTCTTACCAATGGCACTATTAATAGCCGACTTAGTAGCTTGGGTATTAAAAGCCTTATTACCAGTTTGGTTATATACAGCATAATCGGATGCTTTTACTTGTTTCTTAGCCCCAGTTTGCAAGTCTTTCTGTAGCTTAAGTAGCTTATTAAGATGCTCTTCTATCTGAGTAATACTAGCTTGGTCGAAGTCAATAACTTTTTGACCTTTCTTAGTTCCTAGCTTATCCAAGCTATCTGACATTTTATTAATCTTAGCATTAGCATCTTTCGTATCTAATGCAAATACATAAGTTATTTTAGAATTAGCCATAACAAGAACTCCGATAAGTAGTAAAAAGAGGGAGGAGGATTAGTCCTCCCTTAGAGCATCACACAGGTATTACGAATTACTAGCGGTATTTTGAATAGCTTGCAATGTAGCAGAACGAATAGCTTCTCTATATGGAAAACTATTCCAAAGCATGTCAAAATAAGTATCTAAATCTCCAGCACCTTTGATAGAAGGAACTTTGATAGTTTTACCATTTTCATCTTGAGCTTTAACATTCTTAAAGTCCAAGATATTTTCTTTTACAAAGGCTTTAATATCTTCTGCTTCATTAACTACAGAAGTTTCCCAGATACTACCATTGTCTTTAACAGCTTCTAAGACTTGTTGATTACTTTCAGCAATCTTATCAAATTTAGCTAGTTGTTTATTAGCTTCCAAGATAGGATAGCGTTTAAACTCTACTTGAATCTGGTCAGTTTTACCGGCAGCATCTTTTACAAGTACGTTGATAATAATTGATGGTGTTTGTAAGGCTAAGTCGTATTTCATTTTGGTATCTCCAAATATTAAGAAAGGTTTTGTAGTGCTTGTTGTAAAGATTTACTATATAAACCTTTATCAATCATTTTATAAATATCTAATAGACAGTATTCATGCCATCTAGTTAGGTAAGCTAGTTGATTTTCTTCTGGCAAATCTTGCCAAGCTATATCAAAGCATTTTGGTATTGTTTCATCCATCTTTATCTCCAATGGTTCTAAGTTTCAGATTTCATACTTTCATAACCAGCTTTTATAAGCGGAATAAAACTAAGAGAATTTATCAGTTGTAAATTAGCTTCTTTTGCAAGTTCTATAATAACTATAGGATTAAGTATTCCCCATTCATTAGTATAGTATTTTGCAGCATTAAAAAGTTTAAGATATGGAACATTAGATTTCCAAAGAAGTTCAGGAAGTTTAGCAGTTACTAGCTGAACTTTTGTATCTTCCATTACTATATTAGAAGGTTCTTCATCTTCAAAGTTCATATAAAGTCCAAGGGTTTCTTGAAGTTCTATAGTCTCTTCCTTACTTTTACTTTCCGCATCTTGTTTTCCATAATCTAGTTCGTATTGATATTTACCAATCTCAAATAGATTCTGTTCTTGTAAAATCTTTCTTTGTACATACTGCATATTTTGTAACATTGCAGCATAATTAGCTAGAATGGTTTTATAATACGGAAAACTACTTAACAACGTCTTTAGTATATCAGTTTCGAAGGAGTTGGTCAAGTTTCCAGACGCATCGGCTACTTTATCTACATAAATTATATTACTTAATAGAATAGCTACCTGTGTTTCGTAGTCTGCAAGGAATAACTTTTTAAATATTCGTCTAGCAACAGAAGGTTCTACTAATTTATAGGCTATATTAAAATCAACTTCCCAATTTGCATCTTGTGCTTTAATAGGAATCTCTGAAAAATCAGCTACAGTTATCATAATTATCTCCAATAAAAAAAGGCAGATTACTTTTGATAATCTGCCTTAGTCTAGTAATACTTAAGATTATTTCAACATAATCTTAGTGTAGCCACCGTAGGCAAAGACTAAATCAAATGCAGCACGATTGTTTTGGGCAGTTTGTTTATAGTCTTTCAAGGTTAGTTTAGTAATTTCAACTTCAACTGTATTACCTCTAGTACCATCTTGCTTAAAGTTAAACCAGAACTCTTTGCCCAAACTATCTTCGGCATTGAATTGGTCTACAATATTGGTATTAGCTTCTGGTTCAATGATAGTAATGGTAACTTCACCAGCTTTAGCAGCTACGTCCCAAGTATCTTCACAACCAGTCATGATACGTTGATGTTCAAAACCATCCAAGTTAGTACCAGTTAGTTTAAAGAAACATAGGTTGTTCAAGATAAGACCTGTACCAGTTTCCATCAAACTAGCATTACGGATAGTATCAGCTTTTAGAACATAAGCCGCATCAGCTTTTTGTTGACTAATAGGATAACTTAGTTCAGGAATGTTTGCTACGTCCCAGATATTACCATGATAGTTGAAAGCAATCTTAGGACGTTGCCCAACTTCTAAAGTTAAGTCTAAGGTAGCTACAGCATCAGTTACGATAATAGCTTTTTGAGTACCTACTAATTGGTCAGAAGATTTACGAACATGAAGTGTTAAAGTATCGCTACTTGCATACTCATTAGTAAACTCGATAGAAGCTACAACAGGAATCAAAGAAGCAGTTGTAAAACCTACATTTTGTACAACTGTATTTGCTGAACCTAAGTAAGTTGCCGCCGCGTAAGTACCAGTAGTTAATAAAGGAGCAAGAGTTGCTTCTTTAGCTTCTGCTTGTAAATAGAAGTCACGGGTTTTATCAAACAAAGTATTAAATTCTTGTTCAACTGCAACATTACTATTAGTGATTGTATCAATATATGTAGCGGTATCTAGCAAGGTTGCTAAAGTTGCTACGTCAATCAAAGCTACATCTGCCGCAGTAATTAAGTCATCTGCTTTCAAAGCTACAACTAAAGCAGCACCAGTTGGGTCTCCAATTAGGTTAATCTGCAAGTTATGCCATAGCTCTTTAATAGCATTACTTGTATTGGTAATTCGCAAGATAATGTCAGCAGTTTCAGCTCTTGCAGAAGTTAAATTAGCAAGTAAGGCACTAACCGCAGCATTACCAGAAACACCTAAGTCCAGTAAGTCTAACTTTTGAGCATTTCTTTGAGCATTAATCAGCGCACTTTCAATCCAGTTAGTTTCAGTATAACCAAGTTGGAGTTGTGTTTCTGCTTTCTTGTACAAAGTATACAAAGCATCGGTAATAGATAAGCCAGCATCCAAAATAGCATGAAACTTAGAAGCTTCCATGAAAGGGATAATTGGAATAGTACTAATTGCACCAGTAGTTTGGTCATTAACATCTAATGAAGCTAATGCCGCTTGCGTACCACCAAGGGTAAGACTTGCTACGTTAGTATTAGCTACTAGAGCAGTTGCTAAGATAACAGAAGGGTCTTGAGCATTAATAACATAGCTAAACGCAACGTTTGGTGTTCCAGTAAAGGTACTATGCAATTGTGTCGGACTACCGCCACCAAGATATGCAACTAATTCTTCCGCTAACTGATTAGGTGTAGCCAAAGAAGTAACTGTCATAGTTGCACCAGCAAAGATAATAGTACCACTAGACAAACTATCTAAAAACTTAAGTATAGCAGTTTCATAACCATAGATAGGTCGTCCAAATAAACTACCTAATCTTGGGATGATTGTCTCTGCTTTAACATCACAATACTTATCTGTAATAGTAATAGCAACTTCACGTTGCATAACATTACCAATATATTGTTCTTCCTGAGAAGTAATATTGTTTTCGTAGGATAACGAAAGAGCAGCAAGTGCTTGTGCAGAAGTAATAGACTCTGGAATACCAGCACCACCAGTTTGTTTTGCCCCATACAAGGCTACAGCTTTTTCTGTAAAACGTACATTACTAGCCATTAGTTAGACTCCTCTTTAGTGTCTTCAAGTTTAGTTTCTTTTTCAGAGACAGCTAAAGGTGCTTTACCACTTTTTAACTTCTCATCAGGTTTTAGTTCAAATGGAACTAGGTCATCTTCCTTTCTTTTTGGAAGTCTTACGGTAATAGCCATTAGGTTCTCCTTATGGGTTAAAGTTTAATAGATTATCAAAAGTAAAGCCAAAGACAAGTTTAGTTAAGATACGTCCGTTGTCTGTCATGAAGTCACCAGCTATAGCTGTAAAACTTCGGAAATTGTTCTCAGTTGAAACAAACTGTTGTGGTTGATACGCATGAAGATAATACCAAAGTTTTTGCAGATTCTCATGGTAGGTAAAGTTTGTTCCAGTAAACATAGGAGCAACGTAAACTACATCAATAAACATAACACATTGGTTATCAAGTTCATCTGCACTACTTTGTAATATTTCATTCTCTTTTGCAGGAACAATACGAGAATAACATACTTCTATTACAGGACTTTCTAGTTCAAAAGATTGTCCTTGTTGGAAAAGTCTATTAGCAATGCTTACTGGCGTTGCCATAGAAGTTTCAAGATAGTCTGCAAGATGCTGTAAGTCTATCATACAATATTTACCAAGTTTGCAGTTAGTCTAACCCAACCGTAGTTATCAATAAAAGGTTTCTGGATAAGTTTCCAAGTTAATGTTTTATGTGCCACCGTAGTTGTAAAACTCATATCTTTATCAATAGAGAAGTTATCCCAATCTTCCTGAACAATCTGCCAATAGTATGTAATAGTTCTATGACTTAGCGCGTCAACTTCAAAATTAATAGTGCTATAATCTTCGCCGTTGATTCCAAGAATAGTAAAGGTTGGAAAAGTTAAACTTATACCGAAATAGGATAATAAACTTCTCTTTTCTTCTAAGGTTTCCATAAGTCTTTTATCCTTTGGTCAAAGTTAAAACTATTTTTTACTCTTCTACTATTCATAAGATACGCATTAGGAATGCCATACATCTCAGCAATAGGCAAACGTTGTTTTTTACTCCAAGTTTTTGGTTGCAATCTTATAAAGATATGTCCAGCATATCCTTTTGGAGTAAAACCTTTAATTCTACCACCAAACACAGGTGTAGTTCCTGTACGAGCTTTTGCAAATAACCTAGACTTACTTCTACGCCCAATAACAGCCACATCTTTACTTGTTCCTCGTAACATAGCGGCACGAGTTACTCTGAACTTCCCTGAACCCCCAGACTCGGTAACAGTTTCAAAGTTAGTAGAATGTGCAAAACTGGCTAACTTATTACTCCTTACTTGTAAAGTAATTTCAGCAAGTTTAATATTACCAGAAGAACTTAGAGAAGACTTATCAGCAAACATTTTAACCGATATATCTTGTCTAAGGTCTTTTTGACTTTTTGTAAAGATTGACGAAGTTTCCTTAACCCAATCCTTAGTAAACCTATTAAGATTCTTAGAAAAAGTCCGTAAACCAAACTGTTCGCTAATATCTTTTCTAATAGCAGTAGCTATTGTAGTAGAATTACTAGAAACTATGTTAATGTCCATTAGAACTCCTTAAAGGTTGTGGGCTAGTTAGGGAGATAAGCTAACTAGCCCACGGTTTCACAGCCTTACAACTGTAAACTTACTTACAGAGTAGATGCAGGTGCAGAAGAACACACTTTCCAACTAATCACTGTATTAATGTCGGTATGTCCTAACAATAGGTTACTGTGCATTTCCCATTGTTGGAAACCTGTTTTATCATTCATCCAAGTATTAACCCAACGTTTGGCGGGTAGCCAAGCTGCTTTAGGGTGTAAGATTCTACCATAGATTTTGAAACCAAAGGAGGGACTTGGTAAAGCCAAGACGTAACCGTCTGGAAAATACTTAGTAACCGCACCAGTAGCTCTATCATGATAGATACCTGCATAGGTAAAGATAGGAATAACTTGATTCAAATCATCAATTACCCAACCTACTTGAGAGTAACCTTGTAACTCTGGCAACTTTTGCAGAATCATTGGGTCAATCTTAGGTTGTGCAGTTTTCAACAAGTCTCTTAAGTCTGCATAATCGGCATGACTTAAGTCTTTATGATACCACTTCCAAGCATCTTCTGCCATGATAACTGCTGAACATGAACCAGCTCTGTACTTACAGTTACGAACCATCCTACGAACGTGTTCAATAGGATGTGCAACAGCAACAGGAGTTACACCCGCACCAGCATTCAGACCATCTTTAGAATCCCAAGAAAGTCCACCACCTACGTTAGTAGAAGTATTAGCTTTCAAAGTTGTCAAGTTTACCTCAGGAACTACTTCATTGTATAAAGCTAAACGGTTAGCATCACGACTTGCTTGTGTAGTTGCAGCAGAGTTTTCCAACTTAGTACGACCCCAATCATAAGTAACTTCGGGATGTTGCGCGTTATCACCAGCAATAGCAGTAGTGTAAGCACCATGCACCAGTAAGTTAGTTGCAACCAATTCTTCCAAGTTTTGAATAGTTTCATCAGCTCTTACCATATCTTGCGCTACAATAGCATTGTAGTTTGCTTGATAGTTTTGTTGAACACCGAAAGGTTGTCCAAACATTCTTTGACTAATCTCAGAAAGTGCAGGACTTTCTACCGCAGCTTTAGCATAACCAAAGTACATTTCTTTTGTACCAAAGTTTGCATGAGCTAAGGCAGTTGCATCAACTGTAGGGGCAACGAAGTTTGCCATAATGTTAGTAGCACCAAACTCATAGTCGAAGTTTACTCGACTTTGTAAGGTGGTTCGTTCCTGTCCTAGGAACATTGACATTGCACGGGGTTTAGGCAGAGGGTTAGCAACTATTGCACCATCTAAAACCGCCGCCACATCATACGGACTTAAAAATTGAATCTCAGCCATGTTGTAAAGACTCCCCAGCAGTTGGAATGACAATTTCAAACTCAGTTCCAGCTACTAATTTTTGTTTAAGTAAAGAAGTACCTGCACCAGTATTGTAAGTTGTGCAAGCAACAGTTGTACCATCTGCTTTAGTTAATACATCTACAGCAGTATCTACTGCCCAGACAATCTCAGAAGCATAAGCCCAAACTTCTGTATAGATAGAAGCAGGAGTAGCTCCAGCAGTTGCATCTACGTCAAACGCTAAGATACCTTCTGGACTTTGGAAAGTAGCAGAACCATTTACAGTAGTTACAGTAGTTGTTAAGGTAGGTGTACCAGTATTGGCAGTACCAGTAACAACAAAGTCTGTTACATCGGTTACACCAGTAGTAGAGTAAGCCCACAAAGTAGCTGCATTAGCAGGGTCAGCAACAAGTTCCCAACCAGATAAAGCACCAGTAAAAGTACCTTTAGTAGTTGAACCTGAAATAAATGCGTCTCTAATTTCTTCCGCAGTCATAGTAGCGGAAGCTGTTAAAGTTAAGCCACCCATGATTACTGTATCTAAGTTTACCGCAGTACCAGACATAACAAGTTTGGCATATTCTGAGATATTACCACAGGCAACCATTTCACCAGCAGCGTTGCTAGTTACAAAACTACGAGCTTTAAGAACTTGACCTGCCGCAACTACCGTAGGTTGTGAACACTCAGGTACAAAACCTCTACGAGTTACTCTTTCGGGATAGGCATTAAATCCACCATTCTGGGCAGAACGATAGTATAACTCCCAATCTGAACTTGGATTATTCATTATTTAGCTCCTTGCACAACTGCAAACTTAGGAATGATTAAACCATTAGAAGGTTGCGCAGTTGAACCTGTTGGTTCTTCTGAGGTTTTCCCAAATGGCATGATAGTAGTATCAATACCTTTAGAAGCATCAATACCAGCTTTAATTTCGGTATAGAAGTCAGTGGTAGTTTCTACGTCCCAACCTTTAGTAATAGCCTTAGATACATTGTCGGCTGATAGACCAAAAGTCTTTGCAGCTTCTACAATACCTAGGTTACGTTCTCTTTCTGCTTTAGTAGCTAACGCAGAAGCTTGTTTTACCTCAGTTTCTAAATCTGAGATTTTTTTCAATGCCGATTCTAACTCAGTCATTGTGTTTTCTCCTTGCTCTACTAGAGCAGTTTGAGTTGATAAATCTGTAGTTAGTAGTTCATCAGGTTCAGAAGTAGTTTCTGATTCTAAAGATTTACTAGAAAGTTCTAACGTTGGGGTAAGTTCATTAGCCCCAAATAAAACCGCGCTATTTTCCATAACATCTACCTTGGTAACTGCCCAAAAGTAGCCTTGTTTATCTGCTTGGTCTTTATTTATAACATTGGGATAGTATTTATCCCAAACATCTTTGTAAGAAACATCTTCTGGCGCGTTTGAATCAATAGCTAATCTAAGTTCTTGATACATTAAACCGATACTATGCTGGTTAATCTTTTTGTTAGCATAGAACTTAAAGACCTCAGGATTATAATCTTTACGGATGTTTGTTTCAAAGATAAGGGCAGTGGTACTTCCTTCTTGAGAAAGTCCTAAGTCTTTTAAGTTAAGTTGTTCAGTATAGACCTTTTGAACATCACCGACAAAGGAAGTAACACTATGCTTGTGGTCAAGGATATGTGGGATAGAAGTTCCCCGTTTGAAGATACTAGCGGAGTATGCGTCTGCTGTAATAACATCACTATGAGAGTCCATCCAGTTAGCTGTATTAGCAACAACCTTTACTAGAATGGAGTCAGACTCCGTAGAAGGTTGTTCTGTATTAGTATCTGCTGCCTTAGTTCCTGATTCTTTGGGAGTTACTCGTTGCAGTATTTCTGGCGTAGCTACACAACTATCAGAAAACTTAACTTTCAAAGTCTTTTCCTGAATAAGTTTCTGTTTGTTAGCTTTTAAATGTGCAAATAATTCTGTACGGTTCATTGTAATTCTCCTATGGATTCATTATACCATAATAGTTTGAAAGTCTATAAGTTTTTTCATGGGGTAGTTGTATTATCAGCTATAGGAGCATTAGCGGGAGTTGGATTATTACTTTTCATAATATAATCCCATAATCCCATCTCTTTAAGAATCTTCATACTTGCTTCAATATCTTCGCGAGAAGTTCCTCGTTCTGCCCATAAAGCTTGGATAGAAGTTTGCCCACTCATAACTTCCAGTAAATCTGCTTGACTATCTTTCAAGTCATCAACCCCATACCAGCGTGGTAATTGGAAACTTGGCTTAGCATTAGCTACTTTATATTTTAGCTTAGCATAGGATTGAAACTTATTAACTAAAGGAGTCATTTGTGTTGGAATAGTTATCATATTGTATATGAACTCTATTCGGTTACGCCATTGAATAAGGATTGCTCGGATAGACGAGAAGTCCATTCCAGAAGTATCACCTTTTAACTCAAAGTAAGGCATATTTATTGCCGCAGCAATTAGTTCCATTTCACTTTTTATCATTGGAACTAGGTTATTACCAATATCTGTACTTTGTACTTGTTGAAGTTTTTCGCCTGTAGCAAGATAGTGAACTCCACCTGCAGCCGTTCTGAACACTATTCTTTTGTTTGGGTCATCTCTATCTGAGTTTCCTAAAGTATTAACACTTCCAACTGGGGTTCTTAATAAAGTGCTTCCTTCACTGGAAACAATCCAACTAACACCGCTAGCATTAGTTTGTTGTTTAACTGTAGCATCACATAGGTCTTCCATTGCATAGATAGTAAGAAGACAGCTTGTTAACAATGGAACACCAATCCATTGATTAGCATTTTTACGTTCAAAGCAGTTGATAAGGTCATCGGCTGGAATAGCTACACGTTTGAAATAGTTTGCACCAATAATAGGTGAAAGTCCAAAAGTTCCATCTTTGTAGAAATGATATGACTCTGGTTTACTATTTACAAATGTAATACCATAATTTGTAACTCTACCATTACTATTAAGACTAACATCATCTGTTCCACGATAGGAAATATCCCAATACTCGGCTGGAATACCTTGAAGTTTTAAAGGAACTGGACTATCAGAAACTACTGTATGGAATCTTGTAAGAGCTTTACCAGAAGCAAACCGCTCATGGTTACAGGCAACTTGCCAAGTATCAAGATTACCGAAACCATCTAGCATAGGGTCAGTTGTCCAGTTATCCCATAAGTCTTGCATAATCTTATGCTTTGTTCCATCAGGATTAGACCAAGTAACTTTAATACTTCCAAGTTTAGTAGCATATTTATCTTGTGCAGAACTAGCTATAGCATTGTTTCTGCACATATAGCGACTTCTAGCAATAAGGAAAAGTATTTCCGAAACTCCTAGTGCGTCCGCGTCACCGATTGTCGCTTGTCTATGTGCTAGAGCATACTCGGTACTTGCCGCAGCATAGTTAGTTTGGAATAAATCGGGTACTGTATAGGTTAGGTCAGACATTATTAGCCTCCTTAGTAGCTAATTGACTTTGTTGAAAGGCTTCCCAACCTATTCGAAAACCAGCTTCAACAAGTTTTTCTTGTACAGTATTTCTTACTAGGAAAGGTCTGGCATCAAAGTAAGCTTTAACGGCTTCATTTCTGATAAGTTCATAAGATGCTATATTTAGTTCATAAAGATAAGACATTAGAAGCTCCTATGAATAACTAGAGGAATTGTTGCCCCTGTACGGAAAGTAATAGAAGAAGTTGCTTCTAGAGCATCTATCCATTCTAATAGTTCTTTACGAATTTCTCGTAAATCACCAAGACTAATTTTATTATGGTCATATACACGCCGAAACTCCATACTACCAACTTCTATACGTTGTAAGAGTTTACCTTGCATCATTAAATCAATAGCCGCATTGACTTTAGCTAGGTCAGCATAAGCTATTGTAAGTTTTTCTTGTCTAGTTAAAGCCATTGAGTATCTCCTTAGTATAACTTTGGAACATTCCAAAGGTTAATTGGTGGAAAGTACATATCCGACCAAGTTAAGATTATTTTTCCAAGTTTACCACATTTTGCACAGACTAACCTATTATTTTCTTGAACAAAAATGTGGCAAACATGAAAATCAGGTTTATCCATACTACTCATACTCAGCCTTTAGTCACCATGAAAGTAACTAAGAACAAAGCTAGCGGTGGTTGTAAGTCTATTGGCACATGGAATCTTGGTAAAATAACAGCCACTAACCCAACTAATGCCGCTTTGGTAGACTTTTCATTCAATCTATCTACTATGGTATTACCAAGGTTTTTTACTTTATCTACTATCCAACTCATTGTTTTATTCCTATCTTAGGTTAAGTAATATTATTCATCTTTCAATTGAAAATGAACACCATCTTTGAAAGTTTTTAAGTAATTTATAGCCCCCAACAAAAAGTCTGGGTTATCTCTAAATAATCCTAAGCCTGTGTTACACTTAGAACATAAAATACCTCTGATATGTTTAGACGCGTGACAATGGTCTATAGATAGTCGTTGCACCGAACCACAAATCTGACAGGAAGTTATACCTAAATCTTCTTTAGATTTACCATAGACACAACGCTCCCAATTTTGTCTAAGAACTTCTGGTTCTTTAGCTCTTCTTTCCTTCATATACTCTCTATGTCTTAAACGTTCCTTTTCTTTATCCCTAGTAAGATTTCTACAACTCTTACACATTTTCCTTGGGTTAGGTCTATCTTTTCTATGTTCAAAAGCTATTAAAGGTTTTAATTCATTACAGCTAGTACAGGTTTGCATTCTATGTTACCTATCTTTTAGCTGAAAATGAACTCCGTCACGAAACTTAACCCAGTCGCCACCCCATTCAATAGCTATACCAAGTTCCTTAGCAGCTTTCTTCATAACTTCTGCTAGTTGTTCGTAATATTTCCATGACCAATCTATAGTACCATGAGGCATTGCCGCTAAGTCAACAGCTCTACCAATAATGTGTTTACTTTTCATAGTTTGAGACTTGCCTGAGGCAACTAGCATCTTCTGACGCTCAACAGTTCGTAAACCTTCAGTCACAAAGAAGTCAATTGGGCTTATTTGAATAGCTCTTTCGACTACTTTTACTAATTCTGGACTAACTCCAGAAAGTTTTTCTTTTGATTTTTCGCTTAACGTAAACATATCAATCTCCTAGTTATTGTCTAATGTATCTGTATATATTTTCCAAGTTTCTTTAGCTCGTATATGATTGACACTTCTAGCCGTTATATTATACCTTTCAGCTAATACTTTAGAAAGTTCTTTAGATAAATAAATATTCTTTACAGTTTCTTTAGTTAGTTTAGCTTTAAAAGGATGTTCTGAACTTCCAGCCTCTCCTAACATAGCTGTTACATCCTTCCAATTAACACCACATTTTATTTTTGATATTGTTGTAATATCTGTGTTAAACTTTTTAGCTAGATTATTTAAAGTATCTTTTGCTAAATAAATTTCTTGAACCTGTTCTTTAGTTAGAATAGCTGAAACATCCCTACTACGTTCCCTTCCCTCTGCCACTCCACAAATTAAACCTTTTGTTATCTCAGACCATTCTTTTCCAGACCTAATTGTATTTATAGTCGGTCTAGTTACATTAAATCTTTGCATTAAAATAGACGTATCTTCCGTAGAAATATAGATTTCTTTAATTTCTTCATCAGTAAACTTTCTAGTAGACCTGCTCCTATCTATCATATCCTGCATATTTTCTCTGTGAGTTCCTAATCGTAAATGGTCTTTGGAAATACATTTAGGATTATCACAACTATGTAGAATAAATAATTCATTGAAGTTATTAGTATTGTTATAGTAAGCATAAGCCACTCTATGTGTGCCAACAGCGATATTCCGTATATGAATTGAACCATAACCTTGTCCTGTTCTACCTCCTAAGAACACTAAGCAACTTCCTTCTAGCTTAGTGTTAGGTAATACTTTCATCAAAAACGTATCTTCTATTTCTTGCAGTGTAAATTGTTTCATAACTATCTCTAATAAGTAAAAAGAAACATTGTACACTAAGAAAGCATAAAAGGAAACTATTGATTAAGCATACAGGTACTTTTCTATAGCAGCCCAGTGTTCATGCGTATAGGAAGGTATGCCTATCGCGTAAGCTGAATGGAGCGCATTCTT